TTGAACGACTCCATCTGGTACGGCTGCTTCAGCGGTGCCGGTGTCGGGATCACCGTCGTCGCCGCGAGTGCGACGTTCAACTGCATGTAGAGGACGCCGTTGAATCCTGCCGCGCCGCCGTCGATGCCTCCCATGTACCACAGCGTTGGATAGCGGATGTTGGTGCCCGACACCGGCACAAACCAGACCTCTCCCGAACCGAAACCAAATCCGTTATCCCATACCCCCTTGACCTGCGTCCACGCACCCGTGCCCGTCTTGGGGGACTGCCACACGCCGCTGACAGTCACACCAGGTGCGGTGTAGCCGTCGATGATGTACATGTTCTCGCCGTAGGAATAACCGACCATGCCGTAACGGCCCGGCGCACCGACAAACGCAGCAGACTCCGAAGTCCAGTTGCGCCCGTCTGTCGAGGAATACACGCTGTTCTGTGTCGCGAGGGCGAGGTTGCGCCCGCCGATGACGTATAGCCTGCCTTTGAAATAAAGGGTCGTGTGCGCGGTGCGCGGGCCGAATGCGAACGGCCCCCCAAGGCGCACCCAGTCACGACCATTGGGCGTGAACCACACGTCGTCAAATGCGTTGATCGCCCCGCTGTTGCCACCGATGAGATAGATGCCACTCCCGGCCGCGGTGGCAGTGAAATCCATACGCCCCAGCCATGGCGCAGCCGCGATCTCTTGAATCCATTCCGTACCGTCGGTGGTCGACCATACGTCATTGAGGTACGTGCCGGAAGCGTTGAGGCCACCCATGACGTACAGCTTCTCGCCCAGCACGACGGCCTTGAATCCACGTCGACCACCCCACTGGGCTGCGCCCGTATTCACCGCCCAGACGATGCCATCCGATGTCGACCACACGTCCGCGAGGAAGACGCCAGTCGTGATCTCGATGCCGCCCAGCATGAACAGCTTGCCGTTGAAGGCGATCGTCTGCGCGGACCAACGTGGCGTCTTCCACGGCACGCCGGGGCCAGAGGTCTGAACCCACGCGCCGGCGCCGTTAGTTCCGCTGTTCGGAGGCGCGGAGTGGATCGTGAAGACTTCCTGCGAGATGCCGAAGAGGATGTCGTTGAGCGTGCCCAACCCCTGCCCCGCGCCCGACCCAGTGAAGACGGTGCTGCCAGTGCCCGGGCGCTTGATGACGGCAACTTCCTCGCCGTCCTTCTTCTCGAAGAGGACGTTGAGACGACGAACATCCACGCTGAAATTGCCAGCGCGGTTGTTCAGCGGCCAGGCGAGCGGAAGCTTCATCAGTACCCCATCTGCGTGACCGAGGGGGCGAAGGACGAGCTCGCCGTTTCTACGCTCCAGTCCATGAGCTTCTCGCGGTAGTCCGCGGCCTTCGCCTCGAGGCGACCGATGCGCTGCTCCGACCCCTCGTTGTCGTCGAGGATCTCGGCCGCGAGCGCGTACATCAGATACATGAACCACTCCGACGGGAAGTCGAACTCGTCGGTCCCGCTGGTCATGTCGTACAGCGGACGCTGGCCGTTGAGGTACAGCGAATACACGGTCGAGTTGGGCTGCACATAAACGTACAGGTTGCCGTGTCCCTCCGAAGGAGACGTGATCGGGATCGGCGTGAAGCTGGTGCCGACGCTGATGTTGGAGTCGTAGTAGATCGCGTTCACGACGCCAGGCGCGAACTTGTTGCCGTAATGAAGTTGCCATACTCCATGACCCGCAGCGGGCGCAGCTGCGTCGGAACCGCCTCACTCGTCGGGCCACCGAGGCGGTACTGCACCTGACCCACGTTCAGGTTGACGATGAACTGCTGGTACGTCCACAGCATCAGGCCCGCGGACATGCAGTTCTTGATGATCATGTTCAGGCGTGACGTCGCCTCGAGGATCTGCGTCGGCGACGGCGGCTGGCCCTCCGCCGTGATGCGCGCCTTGCGATACGACTCCGCGATCAACTCGTCGCGCGAGAGGGTGAACGAAGTCTGTCCGCTACTTGGCATCGCCGCCCCCTTGCGACTGCGTGATCTCGATCTCCTTCGTCGCAATGTCGCTCGCGAGCTTCTCACGCAACAAGCTATAGAAATTCATGTTCGCCTCGCACAGCTTCGACTGCAACTTGAGGTTCTCCAATTCCAGTTCTGCGTAGGTCTTCATGTGCGCCTAGAAAGTGAAGAGTTGCAGCTTGTAGACGATGCCGCCGACCCTGATGGCGAGGAAGTTGCCCGACGGACCAGCCGCGGCGGGATAGAACGTGTTCGCGTTGCTGACGACGAAGAGACGCCCCGTGTTTTCGAGGCCGAACTGCTTCACGCCCGATACCCAGTGCTGCCACTCGCCCGCGGGGTCGTACTGTTGAAGGATCGCGCCCGGCACGCCATCCCAACGGAACGACTGGCCCGGGCCAATGCGGATCGCGGCGGTGGCGCACGTTGCGAACGCCAGATCCAAGCCAAAATCGCACTGCATGTTGCCGGTCTGCGCCGACCCGCCCGCGAAGATCGATCCGAACTTGAAGGTGTTGATCGACCCGCCGGGCGAGGCGAGGAAGCCGTAGTTGTTGTCGAAGTAACCCACCTCCCCGATCGAGCGCGTGTGAAAGCCTGCGGTGAACCCCGCGTTCGTTTCCCGATACATCTCCGCCGACGCGCCGTACATCGTCGTGTTGGCACCCGTGCCGTTGCTGTAGGCATCGACGTGGATACCGAAGCCGCCGACATCGACGCCGTTGTTGCGGACGCCGAAGTAACCCGCCACCACGTCGTTGGTCTGCGTCCCCGACCGACGCTGCGACGTCTCCACCTGCGAGCGGATGCCGCTGTTGACGTTCGGCCCCGTCGCGATCGTGTTGTCGATCTTGTGCTGGACGTAGATCGCCGCACCTTGCCCGATCGATGCGTTGACCACGTTGCTGGTGACGAACTCCACGTTGAGGAGCGTGTTGTAGAACTGGTTCGACAGCAGGATGCCGCCCGAATCGATGCAGCAGCCGAAGTTGGTCAGGGCGGCGAAGTTGGTGACATCGGAGAAACTGTTCACCCCCGTCCACGTCTGCGTGTCCTGCAAGCGCGCGAACCCCTGCATGAACTGCTGCTGCTTCAGGAAGTAGTCGTGCCAACTGATATCCGTCGGGGAAGTGAACGGAACCAGCGGCGGCTTGGTTATCCAGTCGGCCATTACGCGATCTCGTAGGTGCCCGCGACGGCAAGCTGGTAATTCAGCACGTTGGTGAAGCCGGCCGCGTTCAGGCGCCGCAGCTGGGAGATCCCGCTCGCGTTGATGCCACCCGCGACCAGCTCGCCTATCACGGCAAGCTCAAGCCCATTGGCAACGCCGCCGTTGGCGACCGGCGTGAACGGGAGCGTGGCGTTGACGTACGCATTCGGCGTGCCCGGGGCGGTCACCGTGATCTTGAGATTGAAGGTGCAACTCTTGCCGTTCACCTGATAGCGCGCAGTCTGCACCGACGCCGTGAAGCCGCCGCCGAGGTTGGTGGTGAGCGTCGGCACCCAGTTGCGCCACACCGGGTCGATGACGTTGGTGGCCGCGCCTTGGATCTGGTACGGGAACGGCGCGATCGTGTTGAAGATCTGGTTGTTGTCGAAGAAATTGTTATCAACCGGCGAGCCAGCAAACGGAGGTATCTCGCTGATGCCGTAGGTGATCGGTGTGGTATCCGTCCAGAGGGTGTTGTTCTGGATGCGGTTGTACGCGCAAAGCTGGCCCGCCCCGTCGGTGTACAGGCCGATCATCGCCGTCGGGCCGACCGCGAGTTGCTCGCGCACCGCGCAGTTGTGCAGGTTGTTGCCCTGCACCAGCGTGTTGGTCGTGAAGGACGCGAGCGCGATCCCGGCCTTGTACGAGTTGTCGAGGGTATTGCCCGCGACGACGCAGAACTTGCACTCGATGGTGTTGCCCGCCACCGAGATGCCGAAGTCCTGACCGAAAGGCGCTACCCACGCAGCACGATTGTTGAGGATCGAGCAAAACTGCGAGTCGGTGATCTGGAACGACTCGAACTGGGAGTTGAACGACTGGTTGTTCTCGATGACCGAGTGCGTGCATTTCTCCAGACAGTAGGTGAAATTGAACGACCCGTTCGCGGCGTTGTTGACGATGCGGTTGAATGCCCCCGACGCGAGGTTCACGGCGTAGCTGAAGACACCCTCGAAGAAACACTCCTCCACCACGACGGCAGTCGCGTTCACGGTGGTGCCGACGCAGGTGTTGATCCCGGCCACGCCCGTGCCGAGGAAGCGGCAACGGTTGATGAGGGCATTCGCTCCCTGCTGCGCGTTGAAGCCGATCGTCAGTTGCCCGACGATCCGGCAATTGCGCGCGGTGAAGCGATCGCAGCCGAAGTAGATGCCCCAGCAATTGCTGAACAGCGGGTCATCGACATCCAGACCGATGTCGTAGATTCCCGGCGAGACTGAATTGTTGTTGAAGTTCACCATCGTGGTGAGGCCGGGATACGCCACGCGGATCGGCTTGATGATCGACGCCGCGGGGCCGTCACCACGCAGGTACGTCACGTTGCCGCCGACGACGATGGGGCTGGTGAGGTAAGTCCCGGTCGGGAAGTAGACGCCGGTTTTCAGCGTGTTCGCCGCCGCGATCGCGGCAACGATCGCCGCCGTGTCGTCGGCCGCATTGTTCCCTAGCGCACCGAAGATTTTGACGTTGATCTCGGACGACACGGGGATGAAGACCGCGTTGCCCGCCGGAGTCCGCACCAGCGCCGCACCCGCCGACGCCGCAGCCGCGTTGGTCAGCGCATTGATCGCGGGCTGCTGCGTGGTCTGTCCAGTGCCCCCTTGTGCGATCGCGATCGGAATCGCCAGGCCACCCGTGCTGATGTCGCGCGCCGCCTGCGCGTTGAAGCGCAACTCGACCACCGACAGCGACGGCCAGTTCTGCGCCGTGGTGCCGTCCTGGCCGCGCACCACCGTGAGGTCTGCAGCCGAGATGCTGGTGACCTTGACGATCTCGCGCTGCGCCGGCGGGTTCGCACCCGAGGTTGCGCTTACCTGATCGATGAGGGTCAGGAAGAAGTAGTCCCCAGCTGCAAGCGCCGGCATCCCCGCCACGTTGGCGACTTGGAGGATGGTCTGGACTGGCGAGACCCCGGTGACGAGGGTCGTGGAAATGTAGTTGGCGAAGCGGATTTGTGCCACAGGTCATCCCATCGAACTGAAGTCCATCGGCCCACCCGCATCCATCACCCGATCGGTGGTGAAGTTCATCACGGGAATGAAGTTCGGGCGCATCCATCCTGGATTCGACGGCACCGGCTGCGGCCCTTGGAGCTCTTGCGGGTGACGCGGATCCCAGCAGGTTCGGCACACCCGCGCGTTGTCCCACTGCAGTCGCAACTCCGACGCCTTGTACGTGCTGCCGCACTGGTCGCAGACCGCGTTCCAGTCACCCGGCGCAAAGTAGTCGCGGCTCATGGCGTCAGCGGCCCCGTCGCCAGCGTGTAATTCGCGGTGTACCAGGCCATCCCCGCGGTGATGCGCAACTCGTCGTAGTTGCACTTCTCGGCGGTCACCGTGTTATCCGTCCACGACGGCACATACAGCGTGAAGGCCGAGGCGTAGTCGGTCACGTCGTTCCATGAGTCCACAACCATGCCCGCGACGAAGAGTCGTCCCACCATGAACTCGTCGCGCGTGTAGGCGATCCGGTTCCAGAACAGCGGCATGATCGCGCCGTTGCCCGACTGCGCCACCACCACACCATTCACCACATACTGCAAACGTCCCGGCGGCGTGTGCCGGAACAGGGGCAGCGGGCTGACCATGACCCCGACCGGCCGGAAGTCCATGATGTTGGCGAGCGACAGCGCGTCGGGCCGGTACGAGAACTCGATGGTGAACGGCGCGGTGCCCAGCGCGATCCCGCTGGTCGAGGCCGCGAAGGCCGCGGCGTGGCCCCCCGTAGCGCCTATCCGCAGGCTCGCAGAGCCGAACAGCTTCACGACGGTGTCCAAGGTCACCAATGCCGCCTGCGTACCCACAGCGACCGCCGTAGGCCCCACCGGAGCGGAGTTGGTGAAGGTCTGCGACCCGGCGAGGCCGTCGAGGTGCGCCATCTGCACGACCAACGTGGATGGACCCAGCCGCGTGGGCGGGGCGTTGCTGTGGGCCATGCGGGCTTTTTGGCTGGGGCGCATGGCTACTTGTTAGGGAAGGGTGCGCCAGCGACGGTGTACGCGCCTTGGTAACGCGCGACGCCGTTGGTGAAGCGGAACTCGTCGTAGTAGTTGTTGAGCGCGCCGGTCGTGAAACCGGGGAAGCGGATCGCTGCGGCGACGTTGTAGTTGACCGCGTCCGCCACCGTGATCACGGGCGTGCCGTTCTTGTAGACCCGCGTCGTGCCAGCGGCGCGCTCGATGCACCATGCAGCCCACTGGTTCAGCACCATCACCCCGACCGCGCTGTCGGGGTTGTCCACGGTGTTGCGCAGCGTGACCCTGCCGTCGCCCCACAGGAACATGTTGATCTGGTTGCCGACCGCAGCCGAGTTCGCGAGAGAGAACCAGAAACGGGTCGTGGAGAGTTCACCGCACCAGTAGCGGAACTCCAGAGTGAAGTCGTTGGTGCCGATGATATACGGGGCAATGTTGGCGGCAAGGAACGCATTCGCCGCCTGCGTGCTGCTGAAGAAGCTGATGCCGCCGAAGACCGACTGCGTGACCGAGGTCGTGGCGGGTCCGGCGCGCGTGCCGTTGTTGTGGTTGTTCGATGAATCGACGAAGGTCGTGCTGCCGGGCGTGTCGTTGAAGTGGAACAGCGCCGCGACGTTGGCAAAAAAGGGGTCCGTCGGATCGCCACTACCGAACGACGATGCCGCCATCACCCTTTTCTGCCCGGGACGCATCTATGCCGCGAACCGCAGTGCCAGCACCAGCAGGATGTCGTAGGTCGCGTTGGCCGCGGCCCCGAAGGTAGTCAGCGTCAGGTTCCCGGTGCCGCCGGCGCTCTGCGGGTCCATCTTCGGCGTGGTGTCCCGGTAGTCCCGGTAGCCGTTGCCGGTGGCCATGATCTCCGCGACGTCCGGGGTCGTGTGCGCCCACGCGAGCGTCACGCTCGAGAAGCCCTGGATCGACCACTGGGACTCGAGGATGCCGGTGCGGACGCACGGCAGGCCGTTCATGTTGAGGATGTTGGCGAGGGTGAGCTTGCTGACCGCCGCCTCGCCGGTGGCGTCTGACCGATTCGTCAGGTGCAGGGTCAGTTTGTCCTGACCCTGCTGGAGAATTGTCGCGGTGACTGCATCAGCCATGGCTGGCTCCGGTTAGAAGCGCAGGATTTCGTTGGCGACGAAGACGTAGTCCGTCTGCAGCGTCTGCGCGCCCGCCGCGGTTTCCTGAAACCCGAAGCCGGGGGCCAGGTTGACGGTGGGCAGGTTCGCCAGCGTCACGCCGCTGGGCGACTGCGCGCCCGCCGAGGCAACGCACACGCCGCCATTCCAGTACGGCTGGCCCTGCGCGACGAGGGCCGGGACCGGCGTCGAAGAGTAGATGTACAGCGTCGGGTCCGCGCGCCCATCGAAGTAGAAGCCGAGGGTGATGCGCGAGATCGCGGCGATCGTGGTGACCGCGGGCATCAGGGTCTGGACGCCGCCCGAACGCATGATGAAGTCGATGTTGGGGGACGACGCCGCCTGCTTCCTGAAGTACACGCCGTCGGTGGGCGCGAAGGCGGTGCCGCCGAACTGCAAGCCCACGCCCAGAACGGAGGTGAGCGCACCCAAGATGCCGTCCCACATGAACCAGACCTGCTGGCCCTGCACGAAGGCCATGTTGTTGGGCGTCTTGAGGTTGAACTGGATGTCGGTGCCGGTGCCCGCGGAGGTCTGCAACAGGTAGCCGCCGTTGGCCCCTTGCAGCGCGCTGCTCGCCCCAACACCCGTGACCGTCCAGTCCGCAGGAGCGTAGGTGTCGAAGTCGTTGGCGTACTCGTGCACCGCGAACGGGTTCAGCCCGAGATAGTTGCCAAGCAGGGAGGGCTTGGCGACGTTGTTGACGCCGAACGGGAAGCGAGACGGGGTGGATGGCATTTCTTTCTCCTAAGCAGTGTTCGCCAGATTGGCGCCAACAGAGAAAAAGGGCGGCAAGGTTTGCACCCAGCCGCCCTTCTTTGACTCACAGCCCCTACAGGAAGGCCCAGCCTACCGGGCTAGGGCCAGCCCGTCAAGGTCAAGGCCCATTGACCCCCCAAACGTACCGGAAGTCGGCCCACCCGAAGGTGTACCGCTCGTAGGCCGACGCCAACGCGTTCTTGGTGTTGAAGTCGTTGTCCTGGTCGAACTGGATCGGATCGCGCGTCTGGTAAATCATCCCGTCCTCGGGCCGCGACTTGCTGCGAATGAACCACGCGTGCGGTGACGAGAAGTAGTGATTGACCTTGGCGCCGCCGGGGATGAGGCCCAGCGAGCGAACCGCGTTGAGATCGTTGTTCACCGTACCGGACTGCAAGATCGAGTGCAGGATCCGTTCGGCGTTGAAGATCTCGTAGCGCGACACGTGCAGCGTCTGGGGCATCAGGCGTACCGTGAGGCCACGGTCGTCCAGCATCCCCATGATGCCGATCAGCGCGTCCTCGAGGGACACCTCGGAGAGGTCGGCCGACACCACCGGCATGTTCGCGATCGTTCCGCCAAGGATCAGCGGGTGCGAAAGCGAACACAGCGGCACGCCGTCGCCACCGACATACGCCGCCGTGAATGCGCGGTTGTAGACGTTGGCGCCGATGTACTCCTTGGTCTGGCGCATCGCCTCGGCGTTAGCCGTGGCGCGCGTGCGCGAGACGCGCTCGTACAGGTTGTCGCGGATCTCCTCGATCGTGACCGCGTATCCCTGCGCGATCGCCACGTTCGTGAGCCGGGTCGTTGCACCCTGGAACTCCGAGTCGTAGGCGAGCGGAGAGCCTTGCGGCTTGACCTGTGCGAGGCCGAAGCGGGACACCTGCACGTACTCTTCGTACGCCTTGTCCGACTTGACCGTTTCAAAGAGGTCCGGGTACTCCTCCATCCATGAGTCGTAGACACGACCCCAGATGCCGCGGATCCCCGGCCAGAGCAGTTTTGGATGCGAGCCAGTGTTGATTACGCCGCCAGCGGGCATGGTGGTCTCCTAAACGCCGTCTCTAGCGCCCATGAGATCGTGTTGGTTGATTTTCACAACCCAGATCGCAAAGGGGCTAAAGCCGTTAGCTGTCCCACCCGGCAGCACAGGGGCTTGCGCCAAACCCATTGCCTTCAAGCAGAAGGTGGGGCTTGCAGCCGCAAACGAATTGGACGTCAACACCGTTCCCGACAGCTGGTAGCCGATCGACGGCACAGCGACGGTCATGGTGGCGTTCATGTTGGCGCTCGCGGCGACGATTTTCGCCGGCGTGATGCCGTCGTCCTGGATCAGGAAGAGGCAGTCGGGGTCGTCGACCACGTACACGTAGTACGCGCGTGTCTTGGTGGCGGGGACACTGGTGATTGTGGAATCGATCACGGTGCCTT